AGCCAACTGCTTCGTGTATGATACGATGTCTTTTATCCTGAATGGTGATTCAAGAGCCTGCACCAATATTTGCCCGAAAATCTTGTCTGCCGCAGCCTTATCTTGCAGTATGGCTGTCAATGCGACACGCTGTAACTCGAACTGCGCCGTTATATCACGTACGGCTGTGGCAAAACGTAATAAAGCATAAACGGAAGTGTAAGCACCTATCTGCATGGTGACTTGCGACAACAGACGGGATTGCGTCTTGAATCCTGTGTTTATCTTGTTCTGTGCGTTGGCAAGGCGTAGTTTGGCCATCTCCGCACGTGCCGTTGCAGCTTCAAGTTGCTGTGCGGATTTCGCGGCTTTGTTCTGTGCAATGGCAACCTTGGATGATGCCTGCTCACTTTTCACCTGTACATCGGCAAATTGCTTGACCGCATGTGTCACGGCAGTCATGCTTGACTTTATCTTGGCCAACTCCGCCGTAAGTTCCTTGGATTTCACTCCCTTCCCGGATGCCTTTGTGATAGACTCGCTCATCTTCTGAGCTTGCTTCTGCAACTCCGAAAATTTCTTCTTTACTTCTTCAGTACCTTTGGTTAAGTCAAACCCGACTGGGAAAACCAATTTATTATCTTCCATTTATGCTTTTGTATTAAATATGTAACCCATATATAATTATTCCCCGCTCTGGGGTGGTTTGTTTTCAATGTTCGCGGGCATCTGTTTTTTCGGTGCGAATCGTGCCCACATATTTGCCACAGACTCATCCGACATCGGCACAATGTTCATCTGTGACGGGAAGCTGTATTCACCTCTCTTTCGTAGACCGCTCTTGTCAGCAAGCATTATTGTTTGCTTGACGATGCTGTCTTTGTGTCTGTACTTCCATTCGGTGTACCTGTTGACTTGTCCGTAGAGCGCGATGATGATGTCGTTTTCGGCTCCGAGCTTTGTCTTGCTGCGATACTCGAAATAGTCTCCTTTGCCATCATCATCTCCGGCATCGCAGCTTGCAGAAGGAATGTCAAATTCGACAAATAAAAATCCAAGTCCATACCATAGCTGAATATCTTTCCAAGCGCTTCCTTGTACTGTTCCTGCGTATACAGCCTGTCAATCTTGCGCCACATGTACCACTGGAACAGCCTTATTTTCCACGGGTACTTCAATATGGCATAGGACAATACACGTGGGACTACTGTCCTATTGTTTACCAGAGCGTTCATGTTTATCTCAAGATTCTGCCCCTCGGTGACAAGCATCTGTGATTTCCACATGAGTTCCGTTATTTTTGTGGACGTCCAGTTTCCAAGCCTGTGTACCTTGTACTCCTTGTTGCCCATTGTTATTGTCATCTTGCGGTTATCGGCAATCTCCCTTAACTTCAACTGCGCCGCTAATGATGCTCCTTTTTTCGGTGCTTTTTTTGTTGATTCCATTTGTAACAACTTTGTTATATTAATAATGAAAAAAGGGGCGGGGCAATACATACCCTACCCCTTTTAATTTGGTACTAAGTAAATCCTACGTAACGGCTTCGCCAAGTTCAAGAAGTCCGCGAATCAGCATGACGGGTTTCAGGTAGGTCATGGTTGAAGGCAGTTCTTGTGCGTTGACGGCAAGCCTGATATGCAATGCACGGTCATTGTTGACAATGGAGGCTGCAATAAGGGCTTTCGGGAACAAAAGTACCTGATTGTCCAAGTCATTGACAAGTGCGATAGGACGTTCGATAACGGGAAGTTGGTCTCCCCATCCTACTGCGGATACAGTACCGGTTGCGGTCTCGTCAATATAGGCAGGAGCACCCATACTTGCATTTGCGATTGTGGTTCCTTTCAGGAATGTGGTAACCATGACATCTGAAGTCGACATAGCATCCAGTTGGATACCAGACGATCCGCCAGATGCGAATGTGTAGACGGAGTTCCCGCCCTCATTCCTATGCGGTGTCATTGTAGGAGCCTCACCAGTCCATGAGGTGGAGCCTTGGAAAATAGATCCAATCCACTTGGGATTAGCAAGATCGCCAGGGTCTGTCTCTGTCCCGGAAAGTGCATCAAAGATAATCGCTGTGGAATATCCTTTGAAGAAGCTCGCAGAAGAGTCTAATTGTGTAATAGCTAAAGCCATAGTATAAAAATTTTAAAACATTAATAAATAGTTACTTGTAAGTTCAGTGCCTTTGTGGAGTATCCCGAATAAAGGTTTCTCCCTGAGTACACCAAATTTCTGAAGTCCAATGAAAATTTGTAGGTCACATCTTCGTAATTATACGTTGCGGGGAATAGTTCTGAGAATTTTCTCATCAATATCTTCTCTCTCACCTGATTCACAGTGCCGTTGGTTGTCAATAATTTTACGTAAACACCCAACATAAGCGTACATCCAAGCACGGTGGCATCTTCCGATTCAGAAACAATGCTTCCGTTCATGGATACCGTGAAAAACTCACTTGGGACACCAGATATTGGTATCCCTGCTGGATATATACCGGTAACGTCATTATCCTCCAAAAAGGACTTTAACGCCAACTCAGGTATTATTTCACTTATGTTCATTATCCGTAATATTTTAACACCGTATCACTGAAAATCTTTCTCGTATAGGGGACAATACCGTCACTCCACCAACCTTTGCCACGCTTGTTGGGGCCACCATCACCAAGTGATAGCTCAACCCATTCAGCGTATGGAACAGCGGCAAAAAGCACAAGCGAGTATTCTGCGAAATCTCCACCCTCCTTGCTGCCGATAGCAGACTGCAATAATTCAAATCCGTTCACCGTTACAATATTGCCCTTTGACAACCACACCTTTTTATCGGCTGTTGCCTTGCGACCCTTGTCTTGGTAGAACTTCCACAATACGCCACGCTTGTACTTACCAAAACCTATGCTGTCGTAAAGGTTGTAAGTATCGTTTTCCCAGAATGATTGGTTGTCAAGCCAGTTGTATACAGAGTCTATAACAATGTTGAACACCAAATCAATATCACGTTCAACCACCTTGTTTATATGCTCTGTCAACCCCTTTTCAAACAGTCTCCTGTTCCGCGTGTTGTATTCTGTCAGATTATTCACACCTACTGCCATCGCTCATCAACCATTATCAGTAACAGAACTCAACCATATCGTAGCCCCATAAAGCTCATCGTCATACGCAACCACGTCATATTGCTCAACAGTACCACTCAACTCACGACCATAGTCCATGGTAATAAGTATTGTGTCGTTCTGCTTCAACAACAAGTCAGTGGATGGTATCATTAGAGCAGGATAAGATTGCAATATCCCGCCTTGAAGAGACGTTGCTCCACTAGACGGGAACTGCAACCCACATTCACCCTCGTATAATATGTCAAAGACCTCAATTCCCTGAGCATCAACATCACCCGTGGCACGTTTTAAAACGCAATTGTCTGGATAAAAGTCAAGCTCACTCATAATCATTATTCTTCGTATGTTGCACCCCACAAAAAGGATGCGTCACGTATTTTACCGGCATCGGATGGTGTTACGGTAACACCCCATTTCTTTCTAAGCGCATTGGCACGTGCTGTCCAATTCGCCCTGTCTATGGATGTTGCCTGTATCGCAGCGTAGGTTATAGCCCTGTTGCCAATCTGCTTCTTTCCACCTGAAATGCTTGAAACAAGCCCACAGGCATAATCCCACATCATGGCTTCTGCCAAATCACGCTTCTTTTCCCATCCATCCGTCACCTGAAAAGCACTTTCCCCAGCCGATATGCCATTCAGTCCCATAGCCTTCTGTATAAAGGTATCAGGGAATGTGAAATTCGGTAATACCTGCAAGTATTGTTCTATTGTCATAGTTGCCATATCGGTAGGTAATAGTTATCAGGAGAATGTGCTGGAATCAAGTGATACAACCCACTTCGGATTCTTATAGCTCACGAAAGACCATGACTCCATGTTGGTTATCAGGGAGAAAGGATCGGATTCGTAAAGCTGGATAGCGCCGATAAGTCCACCCTCAAAGGCGGATTTAATGGTATTCGGGTTGCTGTCCTCAGAGTAGTCAGACGGGCTGTTGTGCATGTTGAAAAGCTGGGTAACGGGGACAAGAACAATCTTATCAACGTTAAAGGCAGCACTGTCAACTGTCGGAACACCGTCAATTTCTATACGCGATTTCTCATTGATGGGTACAATGGGCGGCAAGTCAAATGCGACAGACAGCTGTTGTCTGATATACCTGTCATTTAATTGCAGGTCATCACTTGACAGAATCATGTATGCCTTGATTGCGGCGATAACGCCAGCATCGGCTATGATTTTATCGTACAGTGTCTTGGAGCACAGGAATACCCTATTGGAAGGCATACCTACACTGTCATCGTCTGCCAAAGCGTTCATGCGCTTCAGGTCTTTTATGATGTCAGCGCCAACTGTAAACCATGCAGCCGTGGAAGCTACCAGTTTATTGGCGGCAGGAGTGCGCAGGTCTACGGTGTAGCCTGTGGCATGTCCCTGAGGTTTCAAGGTTATCTGTTGATCTGAAAGTGCCTCGAATATCCATGAGTTCCATGCTGTATGGAAACCACCAACGATGGCTTCGGCACGTCCCATGTATTTCTTGACCATTTCATAGCCAAGGTCATAATTCACAAGGTTCAGTTCTTTGATATGGTTCAAGTCTGACTGGTCCACTTTGAAACCGTGACCTATCTTGTGAATGGAGTCTCCGTATGCTTCACCACCTTCAAAGGAACGTAGGGGCTTTTTACCCATTGCTCCAAGAGGAGAGGCTTTTACGACAATGTTTGTTTCTTCTACGATAGCCGAAAATCTGTGGCTATTGGATGCGGGAAGTACGGTTGTAAACTGTTTCCACAACGCTTGGTTGTATTTGTTGTTTACGGTGTCCAACAGCATCTTGAAATCGCCTACATTCGAGGCAAGATCGTATAAATTATAATTTTGATAATCTCTATTCATAACTTATTCTCCTTATTCTTTAGCTGCTGAATAACGTACATAAACATCCTTGCTACGCATATAGTCGCGCACGGAATCTGCAATAGGCGGGATTCTGTTTACAAGCAGTACGCCATCGTGTTGGCAGAACAGACCGTCAACGCCATACATGCTTACGGCATTGTCGTCTTTTGAAACATCGTAGAAGGTAAATCCGTTAGGGAACACCTTAACGTAATAGGAACCATCATCTTCTTCCAATTCTACAAAAACAGCGCCCTCTGCGAGTGTTGCCGAAGCACCACCACTATTGGGGTTGGTTACTGTAACGATGTCGTATAGGGTGCTTGTAGTTCTGTCTACAACAGAAACGGTATACGTTGCTGTGATTTCATCCGCAATGGTAGCGAGAGTGGCAGGGGCCGCACCGAGAACCATCCCGGCTTGTATACGGCTGCCTTCATAGCCCTTTTTAAATTTTGCCTGAAATGTGGCCTCTGTGCCGGTTGCTTTTTCCTCGTAGAGTTCAAATGCGTAGTGGACATCAATGGTGCGATTCTCATCATCAATGAAAATCGGTGTCCCCGCAGGTACGCAACCAGTGTCACCGTCCGGCAGGGTTGTTAAGTCCACAATATACTGACCACTTGTAACACCAGTCTTAGAACCAGTGAATACATTACGAGCACCACCGTATGACTTCGACCACTTGATCATCTGTAAAGTTTGGCTCATTTTAATATTGTTTAATTAATAATAAAATACGGAGTCACACCGCAGCAAGAGACCTTCTCGTGCTCCTTTATTTTTTACTGACAGGTTCGCCAACGCCGAGAAATTCAGATAGACCCTTGCTCTTGGCAACGGTATTTTCCTTTTCCTTCAGCACTTTGTCGACATATCCTTTCAGTGGCGATGTCCCCTCGCCTTCCCCACCGCTTCCCTCGCCAGGTACGTATGTTTGACCCTTGGCAGACAGCGTTTTGTTGAACTTTGCCTTTGCTTCCGCAAAAACATCCTCAGCAGACGCACTCTCACCAAGTTTCAATGTTGCAAGTTCCATGGCGTTTTCAAAATCCACCTTCCACTCATTCGTAAGTTTCAGTTCGCCTGTGAGCTGGGAAAGACGCTCATTCCTGAGTGTTACCTCACGCTCTTTCTTCAGCGCATTTATCTCCTGCATGACAGGATTGATACTTGCGCCCATCATTTCCTGAAACAGAACTTTCAAATCCTCCTTGCTGATTTTATCATCAGGGGCTTTGGGTGGATCGGGTTGTTTTACTTCAACATCCTTAGGGGGTTCGGGGTTGTAGTTCTTGACAAAATCGGACTGTTCCTTTATGATATTCCTGTTCAGTGTATCCACGTGTCGGAATGCTTTGGTTACAAAGTCATCGAGTTCCGTTTCATCTGTTACTACGCCTTCAATACTCAATAGTGATTCTATGGTATCGGAGATTGTGATGTCGGATATTTTCTGAGAGGTTTTCCCTGACTTACCGACAAATTTGGCCTTGATGCTTTCAAGTGCCTGTTCTTTTGTGAATTTCATAGTGTTTCTATGTTTCGTTAATAAATTGGTTAATATACAAAAAGGTCTACCTACGACTGTCTGTCGTTAGTAGACCTGTTTAGTCTTTTTTAGTTGCGCCTGTGTGGTGCTTATATATATAGGTATAGTTTATTCTCCGCTGGTGTGCTCCACATGAAAATATGTGGTATGCTTGCAATCGCGACACCGTAGCGAATAATCAACCGTACCATTCAATATCAAAAGTCTAAATGGCAAGGATTTTCCGCAATACGCACATTTGCTGTATTGCGTCTTGTCCATGTCGTCCTTTTCAGCAGTTGCCATTATAAACATTTTCAACAAAAGTAACAATATTGTTATAAATTTACTACCTTTGTTGCTGTAAAAATATGCACAAATTAAATGTTCGTAATTAAAGACAAGGATATACCACTGCCAACGCCATACCCACGCGTATATAGAAAGTTGCCTACGGTGAAAGAAAGCGGGTGGACACGATTCGATAATTTTACAATCCGAAAAGATATAGACCTCTGTCCACAGCCTGGGCTACAAGAAAAAGTGGTGGCCAGCGAGTGCAATCTTATATTCCTTGCTGGTGAAGCCACTATGGGGAAAGCGGTGAGCATCAACGAGTTTGTATTGGCAACTGATGGGTGGATACAAATGAAAGATATTCACGTTGGTAGTAAACTTGTTGATGTTTGGGGTAATGAGCAATCGGTTACAGGCGTATATCCGCAGGGTATGCTTAGAATATATAGAGTGGAGATGGAGGATGGCGGTTCTTGCATGGTAAGCGCAGACCACATATGGTATGTGTTTGCCGATAACGAATGGGTTCTTGCCACTACGGAAGATTTGATGTACGCAATACACGAGGATGGAACCCACGTATACCTGCCTACATACCTGTCATATACGGGGAAGAAACGTAAAATCAAAGCCGTTATAGAAACCGAATATGTAGAAGAATGTGTATGTATATCGGTAAGCAGCAAGGAGAAGTTGTTTGTCGTAAGGGACTACATCGTCACTCACAACACCTTTTCAGGCTACCTAAAAGCACTTAATGGAATAGACAAGCCAAACTATACGGCCAAGCTCATATCAAAACGATTGCAGGATAGCAAGAAGGGTGGTTCGCTGCTTCGTGACTTCAAGGTGGTTTTTGATGGGTTTGCAGGTTGTGAGGTGTCTGGCGCCGACTATCCTACCGCTGCATTTCCGCAGTGGAATAGTTCCATACAGATGATGCACATGAACTATAACACGCGAAATGAAAGCGAGTGGAAGGAGTTTCAGGACTACGCAAAGAAAAACCAGTGCTCCTACGCATACTGGGATGAAGTAACGGAAATAGAGGAGTTCAGGACATTCGCCTACTTCTTTTCAAGAAACAGGGACGCATCAGGAGTGAGACCTACTACCGTATGCTCATTCAACGCACTACACGAACACTGGACCACATCGTTTCTCAAACAAGGTGGCTATATAGGCCCAGACTGGTATCTGATACCTGAGACGCTTGGAAAGATACGCTATTTCTATGTAAAAGGTGACACGGTGGAGGCTGTTGAGTTTGCCGATACGAGGGATGAACTCGTCAGGAGATGCAAACTACAACCCACCCCCGAAGAAGAAGCCATAGGTATTACCGCACATGACCTTGTAAAATCGTTCACCGTGTTCTCAGGACATGGTGCGGATAACAGGATATTGGCGCACCAGACAGGCGGTGGCAGCATTGCCAACCTGTATAATGTCGGGGAAACAGAACGTCTGAAAATCAAACACGCCTATTTCGGTCCGATAGAAAAGGAAGACGTGCGCATCAGCCAGCAAAGCATTGCCGACATATTCGTCATACCGGCAGACAGGTCTACCGATAGATACGCATCCATGGACGTTGCGGCAGGCGGTGACGTGTGCGTTATGATGATATGGGAGGGGCATACGCTGATAGCCATAGAGACTTCGGATAGAAGGGAACCCGATGAGATAGAGATGTGGGCTGCGGCCATGCTGACGAAATACAAGGTTCCCGTGGAGAACTTCTCATTCGATGCCTCTGGATCAGGATTCTTCATGCGCAGATTCAAGCAGGGCGTACCAATCATATCAAACACAAGACCTATTATTGAATACGATGAGGCTGGCAATAAATCCGTAATGGAGGCATACTACACCCATAGGAGTCAGTTGCTCGGTAAGCTTGAAGCCGCACTTGTCAAGGGTGAGATTTCGTGCAGGATTGATAAATTCATGAGATTCCCTCACGGACCAAAAAGGATACAAACAACGCTGCTTGACATACTTGTAGAGGAGCGTAATGTGTTTAGACGTATTGACAGGAACGGGAAAATATATTACCGCAACAAGGATGAGTTCAAGACATCCTACAAGTTGTCACCAGACTACATTGACGCCATGGCCTACCGTATGGTGTTCGACCTTGACGCAAGACCAAGGAAGCAGAAGGCACGTGTCTACGGAGCAAGCGACTACCGCCTTGTATGGGACTTCGACCTGCCGGGCATGTAGAACAATAATGTGCATATTTTTCTTATTTTTATGGTTTTTTTCGTGTTTTTTGGCTTATTTTTGCTAAAAATACGGTAAAATAATGAAAATTTCTGATTATACGAAAAAGCCATTGTGGTCAAGAAACATCTATACCAAGAATTCAGAGATAAAGCCGACCACTGTAACAGACGCATTTATAACCAACGATCAGATGCGTCTCAATAATTCAAACAAGATAGTCCTAAACCAAACAGCGTTCATGCAGGAACTATCTCCCATGTCACACGAGATATTCTCAACGAGGATACGATCACTGCGTCCCAAGTACAAACTCAAAGAATCCACCGGTGAGTATATACTGAAGGGATATGAGGATGTTGAGCGTATCGGGCTGCCCATACAATCGTCAATAAGGGACAACAAGACGGGATACTGCTTCGGCAATCCACTATGGTTTGGCAATGAGTCCGGGGATGAGAAGTCCGAGAAGATGGCGACATTCAAGACGTGGTGGAACTCATCGAATATGACTTCATGCCTATCACAGATGGGACACCACCTGTTTGGTACGGGAGATGCCGCTATCGCCATATATATTGATGAGGACAAGAACATAAACTACAAGGTGTTCGGTTTCGAGAATGGCGATAATGTTACTGAAACATACGAACTTGTAGATGGCGTAAGAAAACGTGTTGGTGTACGCAAGTTCCAGATAAACGGACACAATGCCGTGGAGTTGTATAAGCATAATGTAGTGGAGTTGTGGATAAATGCAGACGAAGATGACATTAGGGGTAAAATAGGCATGAAACCAACGGCCATAAAATCCGAGGATGACTACACACTGGTATCGTCCACTCCTCACAACTTCTCAACAGCACCGTTTGTGTATTTCCGTGAAAAGGATGTCCCGTGGGGTATTGCACAGGATATATGCGATAAGTTAGACTTGCTTGTATCGGACTTGTTGGAGAGTGGTCGCTTCTTCTTCAACCCGTACATATTCTTAAAGGGTGGAGCCATAGCGCTGCCATCCACAGACTTTCAAGGGCGTGTTTTCGCATCCGACAATGAGCAGGGAGATGCCAAGATTCTGGAACCGCCAAACGCAAGCGCCATGCTCGAAACCGCCTTCGGGAAACTCATGCGTATGCTTCTTGATTCCACAAAAACGGTATTCATACACCATGAGGACTTGAAAGGGCAAAATGACAGCGGTGCGTATCTGCGTATGCTATGCTTCCCTGAAATACAATGGGCTACAAACTTCTATCCACGCATAGACCAGCAGATGAAGCGGCTGTTCTCCCTGTTCGCCACAGCGGTTGGCATTGTGGAAAATGCGGTAACAGACTATGTTGATTTAAGGTTTTCGTACCAGTTCACGCCGTGTATACCGCAAAACCTGTATGAGGAATCGCAAATCATTACAGACTCTTATCGCGCAGGAGTTCTCTCACGTGAAACATCCGTGGAAGAACACTCACTGGCAAACCCGCAAGAGAAACAACGACTTGAAGCCGATGACGCACGAAAAGCCGCTTATGAAAAAGAAAAAACTAAAATACAAGAACCAGATAACGAGGTTAAACCCTCAAATAATAACAATTTAAAAAAATAATTTATGGACTCAACAAGAATTAAAATCGGGCAAGTCTTATATGGTCAAAGCGCAGGGTCCGATGACATTGCCCTAGTGAAAGTTGAGAGTGTTGGAGTGGGTGGCATTAACTATAATGACACAGACAACACTTTTCAATATTCATTTGACGAACTTACGGGTATCCCCGTTTCAGCATCCGTGCTGACATCATCTGGATTTACCCTCTCCAATGGTGTTTATGTTAATGATACCATAAACTTCATTAAGGTGAAGTTGATAGGAGCACAGTGGTTCTGGTACGCCAACGCCGATACGTGTATCCCTGTACCCTATCTTCACGAATTGCAGTCACTCTACAAGGAGCTTACCGGGAACACACTTGCCGTAGACGAGGATGCGTTGCTTATAGCACTCGACAGCGCAATGGTGCTGTCAGCACCCACTGACTTTGCCGCATCTGACACAACACCTACCACCGTTACCATAAGCTGGCTTGAAGATGCCGATGCCGAAGGGTATGAATACCAGATTGATGATGGCGCATGGGTAGAAGTGCTTGTGGCCGAGGCCGAACTCACGGGGCTTACGTACAGCACCACCTACAAGATAAGGGTTAAGGCTATCGGTGATGGAGAGAGCTTCGTAGACTCACCTGAATCCGAAGAGTATAGCTTCACAACCGCCGCACTCATTGTGCTTGACGCACCTGCCGACCTTACAGCCACAGAAGTGGGTGAGAATGATGTCACAGTAACATGGAGCGCCGTTGCCAATGCAGCCGGGTATGAAGTAGCCGTTGGCGCAACCACAGATACCGTGACGGCAGAAACTCTTACCTATCAATTCACCACACTGAATGTAAATGCGGAATACACATTCTCCGTAAAAGCTGTTGGAGATGGAATTACCTATGACGATTCACTTGAATCCGAAGTAACAGAAACCACGCTGAAAGAGCAGCTTGATACACCATCAGTAACGGGAGAGGCACTTAGCACCACAAGTGTGAAATTCTCTTGGGTTGCCATAAGCAATGCCGACAGTTATTCCTACTCGACAGATGACGGTGTTACATGGACACCTACCGCTCTTCTTGAAATCACCCTTACAGAACTTACACCAGGCACATCTTATACGATGCTCGTCAAGGCTATCGCAGCCGTTGAAAGTGATTACAGGGACTCCGATTCGGGGAGCGGAACTGTATCCACAAACTCAGAATAACCAATCGCGTATCACGGAAAGGGCAGCAGAAATGTTGCCCTTTTTTTATTTATAATGTTGTAAATTTAAAAATATGTACTATCTTTGCATGGTATTACTAATATCTTATAACATGAAATTCACAAAAAGGGGAAAAAAGAAGTTTACATTAGAAACAGAACTAAGCAAAGGCTTTGTAGCCAGAGTAACAGAAAGCAGATTGGACTTGGAGTCCATAAGCAAATCGTGGAAAATCTCATTCTCGAAATCAACCACGGAGTACGCATACGCATTGTATCTTCTACAACACAACAATGTCAATGAATTGGCGCTTGCAACCGCCATGCTATTCAACTGCACACGTGTATTCACGGATGCTGAAATGCTAAAAGTCGTAATGACGGCCATGCAGAAACTTGACAAGAAGCGCGCAAATAATATGGCCAAGCAGTCCGCCAAGGAAGACGACTCGGAGATACTTGACAATGAGGCGCTATTACAGGCGAGCATAGAGGAAAATGCTGCCACAAAGAGCGGCAAGAAGGCCGTGAAGAAAATTATGAAAAATAAGTAATCATGGGCTGGGGTACAAGTTTTAGGGCAGACGTTTACATCAGCCGAGTTGATGTTAAAAATGTCGAGCAAGCGAGATGTATTATTGAGGATTGTCAGGAGTTAATAAACGATGCCAAAACAATGCTTATAGGGTTTGCTGTCGCTACACCGCATATATCATCAGAAGAATCAATGGGGGATATGGTGAGATCCATGAACTTTCAAGTAGATGATTGTGTAAGCACGATAGTGGAGAATGCTGAAAAAATAAGCCTATTGAGACTATATATTAATGGAAAAGAAGAAGAAACTATTGAGTAATTTAATTAATAACTTAAAAACAAAACTATGGAAACAAACGAAATTGAATTGATCGTAAATGAACTCGACAATGATTTTACAGAAGTATTAACACAAATGGAAGCCGAAGATGACAACAAGTGAATTTTTAAAAGAACTTGAAACGCGTATCAGAGATGGTCGCGTGGTGAACATAGAGAGTTACCTGAGACGCAACGGGAAAACACGCATAGCAGCCACAAAGGACTTGCAAAATGTCTTACGGTGGAAATGCGAGGAGATAAATGGTAAATATGGCGCTATATACGTAAATATTGAGGAGGAATAGTCATGGAGAAAAAGCACTATACGGCAGGTGGAAACCCGTCACACGCAGGAGTGTTTATCCTGCCCAACGGCAATAATATAGATATTGTCATAGACCACGTGGAATGGCGTGAGAAAGAGGAGATAAATGGTCGTGTGGAATCGAAATTTGTAGCCATATTCAAGCCCAACCCATACACGGAACTTCCTATGGTACTGAATAAGGTTAACAAACAGCGGTTACTGAAATTGGCATCCAAAGGCCCTTGGGATATTCTTGAAGTGAAAAATTTGCCCGTAACACTCACGTGGGAGTCCACAAGGGTTGGTGATGGTTTGAGAATATCACCTGTTCCGCCACGACAAAAACAGCCCTTGCCGACACAGCCACAACCACAGCAGTTGGAGCCGCTTACAACGGCGCATAAGAACTTCGGCAAGTGTGTGGACCATCTTAAAAATGGTGGCACGATAGACGACCTGCGTCTAAAATACACCATATCAAACGCCATGGAAGAAACACTTAAACAAGCATTATTATGATAGAATTGAGCCAAAAGGAATATGAATGGCTGTCTGAAAAGGCGGGATACATCTCCGCATCAAAACTGGATGACCTTACAACGAAAGGTCGGAGTGGTCGCATGTGGGGAGATACCG